ATTCGCGATGACCGAGAGAGGAACAGCTGACTCAGCATCGCCGTCTCTTCCGAGAGAAAGCTGCAGTCTTAGAGCGGCACCATTCGTCGATGAAGCCACGTTCATGGCGTTGGCAGAAGCCGCACCGGACCGATCGTTGGCCCACCAAATATACTGAGAAGCGTCGTTGATCGCATCCTTATAATAATTAGCCAAAGTGTCAGCTGCCTTGGCATCGGTGGCGCGCGACAATCCCTTATAAACCTCAAGAATTGTTCCTGGAACACCACTAAACGCGCCACCATTGTCTACAACGACCACGTGTAGTTCGTCGTTGGCTGAGGTGTTTCCAAAGCTACCAACGTAGTCAGACTGGCCTGGTGCTGAATCCACAACGTTGAAGAACTCCCAGTTTCTTACGAAGTTGTTGCCGTTTGACGCCGTGCTGTAATCTACAGCCAGACGATACGGATCCTCAAAAGTCACAGTTGCTGTGGTGACGGTGGCGTTCGTAGAAGCTGTACCCACCGCTGTGATCTTCATATACTGTGTGCCGATCGAAGAGTTACCAATAGTAACAGTATCGCCGACTGCTAGATTTGCTAGAAGATTTGTAACAAAAGTATTTGACGTAGAGTTAGCAGCCGATCCAGTCGATGAAGTGATAGTGGCCGAATTAGATCCGATCGAAAGTGTCATGGCGGTTGATGTAAACACCGCACTCACTAGATTTACAGTTGACTGATAGGCGCTAGCGCTGTCACATACTGAGACACGGAGCGAGTTACCAACTCCACCCGGACAGCGCGCTACATATAAAACGTCTGTATCAAATGTACCGTCCAAAGCGTCGTAGGAATCTTCGTTCTTGACGATCTGTGCTACCAGGTTGGTAACTACTCCGTCCGATACCACACCGAGGGCCGAGTAGGCTACGTTCGGGCTGGCAAAATATAGAGTGACCGAGCCCGCGACGGCCGCGTTCTGAGACAGGGCGACGGCAGTAGTGTTTACCACCGAGCTCACCGTCACGGCGTTGCCGGCTGGAATAATCGTTGAGTTGCTGGTCTGAGAGACATACATACCGGCTACAACGCCGGTTGTATTTCCTGCGGTAAATACGTTGTTGGTGTTCGTGCCCGTAGCCGTGAATGTGCTAAATGGCGTGTTGCCCGAAGTGTTAGCAGCTCTAACGGCGATGAGCTGGTTTGAGTAGCCCAGAAAGTTAGCGGCAGTAAACCAGGTCTCAGCATTCAGATTGCTTGGCTTTCCGAAGCGAGTTACAAGTGAAGATTCGCGGTCGAGAATGACTCTTTCGCCCACTGGACCCCAGCTGAACACGCCAGCAATCGCACCAACCGAAGTGGATACGGCTGGAACGACGGTCGTGAGATCAATTTCGGTGACATTAACGCCAGGACTTAGCTGGAATGGCATCTGTTATTCTCCTTAAATCAGATTTTTTCTTCTGCTTTATTTCTTGTCATTATTTATAGATTGTCATTCTCAGCCGTCATCCATCTATCCCCATCGGCTGTAAACTCTGAGTCTTCCTGCCCATTGGCGATAAATCCGAACGGTACTAGATCGTCCATGACCTCTTCCTTTGTCTTTTCTCTAAGCTTAATTAGAGTATTTATGTTATTCAGATCCTTGAAGTATTGCTGGCTGGTCATCCATCCAAACAGAACAAGACCCATCACCAGATCGTCGTTGCATCCCGATTCCGCCTCATAGGTATTGTTCTTCCTAGAGAAAGTAGTGAGCTCAGAAATAGTATTAATATCGTTTACTATGAGCTGATTCTGCTCAATCAACATCTTGAGCATGGAGCAACCCGTCATCTTCACCGGCCTAGTGGTTCTTATGCCTAAGTCCTTGCCACTGCCTCCGAAGCCGCCGGTGATTTTCTTTCCGGACTTGCCTCCCAGCTCGGTAAGCATTAGATTTTCATATTCAAAGTCATTCTGTAGCGCCCAAGCAGCCTGTTCTCCAATATCATTTATCTCTACCAGTATCCAGGCATTATTATACATACGCGCTGTCTGGTGTATGACATCGGCGTAGTCAGCCACTAAAATATTGTTGCTTCGAAACACACAGACCTGATCATACGGCATAGAAGTAATGTCGATTACAGAGAAAGCTGAGTAATCTAGCCCTTTACCACGAGCTACGTCTGCAATGATTACGTACATATGATCTTTCTCAGATAGCTTGAACTGAGCAAGACCATCATCGTTTATCATAACTGGTTTCTGCTCTACTAGCTCTTTGAGTTTCCAGCCAGAGATCAATGTACCAGATGATCCCAGAAACTGAATGTTAAACTCTTGATTAAACTTCTCTTCGTCACCATCGAGAGCCTGAAGAGTCTTAATACGCCAATCATCGTCACGACCCGGAACTCTATGCCATGGTACCTCGATTACATGATATCCATTCTTACCCTCCTTGCCAAGCTTCACCGTCTTATAGAAGTGATTGAGTCCCTTGGGTGTGGAGGTCATGATGATCTTGGTATCCGAACCTGATGAAATGGTTGGAAACACCGATGCAAAAAACTCATCATAGTTATCAATGAAAGCGCACTCGTCAAGATAGCAGATTGATATTGAATGGCCACGCACGTTGTCAGAAGATGTTGCTGCAGCAATAATCTTGCATCCGTTCTCAAGCTCAAATGAACCCTTGTTCCATACAGTAACACCCTGCTGCAGCCACAGCGGCAGGTGCATGTACGCCGTCTGAATACGGCCTAGGATCTCTCGAGCAGTGTCGCCTTTGTTGGCCAGAATCGCGACCTCCTTGGGCTCATCATTGTATAAGATATACCATAGTAGGAATGCACAGACCGTAATCGACTTGCCGCTCTGTCGAGACAGGTTGAACGCACAGTAACGATTGTCGCGCATGGCATAGAGCATCTCACGCTGATAGTCCCTGAGCTTGAAGTTCACGAGACCATCGTCCAAAGAGACGATCTTCATATAGTTTTCAGCGAAATATGCTGGATCACGCGAGCACTTTACAAACTCTTTTACTGAGTGCTCGTCCCACTCTATTTTCTGGTTAGCGCGCTTTAGGTTTGGATTGCCCTGATAAGTTCGTAACTCTGTCATTAGCCTACTTGTCGTTCATATTTTTGAGTGTTTTTAGCAGCTCATGAGTTGAGCCGACAAAGAGATTATTGTTTATTACCTGTGGACCACCAGCTCCCTTGCCGTCTAGAGCGTTGAGCTCACGGATCTTAGTCTGAAGCTGCAGCAACTCCTTGTTAGCATTAACCAGTGTATTGATCATTGTAGATACAACCTCAAATGCTCTAGGATGCTGAGATTGAGACGCAATATCAGTCAGTCTTTCAAGTGAAACTGTACCGGACTGAATCAGTTCCATTAGATTTGTCCGTGCCAATGAAAAGTCACTGCGAGCGTCCTGATCCAGCGCGTTGTCTATCAGCTGATTCACTCTCTGCTCGGTAGTCATTGGCACCATGTTTAATGCCGATGATATCGGATCATTATTAGCACTGACGTCACTCATGATATACTCTATTGATTGATGATTGGATCAGTAATTATCGTAACAAATCCGTAATCGTCTTCGATATTGATCTCGCTGTACGGTATCGTGAGCGAAGAGTTAGAAGTGGGAGAACCATTTGCAAGCAGGCCTGGCTGTATAGTAACCCTGGCCGATGCTTCAGTCACGCCGACCGATTGAGCAGACGTGTTTGTAGTGGCGATATGAATGTTTGTGTTGACAAACTTGATGATGCCGCTGGTGCGTACTGGACCGTAAAAATATCCCTTGATCGTAAAGTCAAGAGTCCATATGATGGCGCGCCTTTCTTTGAAGTCTCCATCATATGTGTCCTCGAAGCTGACGTTGTTCATCACAACCGGTATGTCCTGAGTTATATCCATCTCAGGTATTAAATTCATCGCTATTGTCCAGTCGGGAGTAAAGAACGGCAGTATCTGCTCTATTATCTTTGTGCCGTCCTCATTATTCTTCACATACACATGCAGTCTCATGTCTATATTATATGGAACAGGATTGTACGTAAAGTTCAGTTTATTATCATTGGCTATGGCCGTTGATATTCTATTCACGGTTGGTAGCTTTCGACCGCCGTCGTATTTTATACCATTTATCTCAAATGACATGACTGGAAGAATGATCGCGGTTTGGCGGTCGATATTCGGATCAGTCTCGATTCGAGTCAGCATCTTTTCCTTGGCAGCATACGTCAGAGGCACTGTTAGAATCTGCGTGCGATCGCCGGCGATAGTGCGCTCGATCTGAATATCAGAGAATATTCTGCCAAATACTACAATGTACTTGCGAATTAATTGATGATACCATACCGGATTACCTAGAACGCTCATGTGTTACTCTCAAATTCCTTCGTTCTCAGCGAATGGATTTGCCTCACTGAAGTCAATGAAGTTATCTGACTCGCTCTGAATCTCTTCGTTCTCAGTGGTCGGCGCGATCACCTCTAGATCATACTTCTCGCTTACTATATAGTCTGAATCTTCGGTCAAGACTGGCGCACCGGTTTCGTCGAGCACGGCCCAGTCAATAATATTGGTGCTGAAGTTAGTCTGAATGGCATCAATGTCAGCGATGCCGGTGTTAAATGTCTCATTCGAGTATTCAAACAGCTCGCAGGTAAGACGATATGTATAGACCTTGCCGAGCATGAAGAACATCTCGAACTTGTCAACATACTTGATCTGGAAGCATTTCTTATTGAACGGGAAGAATATTATATCTCCCTCATTCGGTCTTAGCTGTGCCGTATAGGCGCCGATCTCTGTATTAAAAGACTGTATCGGTATTGACAGAACTATCTGGTCTCTAATCTCAAGACCAAACTTGGACATGAGGCTACCATCGCCTTGGAACCCATCGACATTATTAATGTACAGCGCGACCATATAAGCATTGGTATACGACGACTGATCATCAGTATAATATAGCTTGTCTTTATTATTGATATTTCGCGGTACGTAGTAGCAGTCCAACCCATGGATATTCGTCGCCTCAACAATGAGGTTATTCAGGAGCTCTTGCTCCTTAGACGAAGCATAGTTATTGAAGAAAAAGTTTGAGACACCGGTGGACAAAATTTTATACCTTTAAAGTATATATTCTAGCCGATCATATCCGTAACCGGAAGTGAATAGGACGTAATCATTTCTTTCTCAAGATCTTCACGTTCTTTGGTGGCATCGTTTAAGATCTTTTCACCATTAAACATGATACCACCTGGCATCTGCATACCGGTGAATTTGGTCAGGTTCCATCCCCACTGCTGCTTTATCAAGCATGCAGCGTAGCGCTGCAGCCAGCGGTCGGACCATACCTGCGTGTAGATGTTAGGATCCACAGCGCCGTAGGTCTCTAGTACCAAGTAGTCGCCTGGTGCTATGATATTCCAGTCCATATCTATGTGGCACTGGTTCTTATGGCGATTGAACCTCAGCGGCTGTTGGCCGACCAGCATCTGCTCGAGAAACTGAATGTGCTGCAGCGCCATGTAGTATGGAACCATCGATACCGAGGTCAGCGTGTACAAGTCATTAAGAGCGATCTGGTAGCGAATGTTGAACAGGTTGTTTGTGTTGAGCGCCTGTCCGATTGGAAACACATTGATTACGCCAATTATGTTCTCCGGAATTGGAACGTAGCCACCCTTGAGCGGCTGCAGAATTGCGCCTGATCCGCCGGCCGTAGAGATCGTATAGGTCGGATCAGCCTTGAGATTGAAGTTAGTATTTGAAGTATAGAGCTGATCCACTGGAACTGACAGTATCACACCGCTGCCATCGGTCACTGGATTCAGCGTGGTGACCGTGTTGGCGCCCTGAGTTATGGTTATGGTGTCGGCGTTAGAGTACCCCGTACCACCACTGCTGACTAGAACATCGGCTAGATTATATGGATAGTTTTTAGTATTAACTTGAAATTTGTAGAACTGCTTGTCCGAGCCATCGAAATGGTAGTCAGCATAGTAGCGAAGCGCCTCGTCGATGCGGTCGTCGACCTGGTCATCATCAATATTGATCTCAACAACAGGCTTTCCTAGCCGACGCAGACAATATTCTTTAAATTCAGGTCTTGTTGTTGGAATGGCCATTAGTTAAGTCCCAGTAGCTGCTTGAGTTCATCGATGGTTAAACCAGCAACTGCTGCGAGCTTTTGTTCTGGTGTAATCTGAACTGGCTTGTCATTTTTCAATCTTTCTACCTCAGCCTTTAACTCTTTAATTGCTTCCACTAAAAGTCCGACCATATTGCCATATGCAACAGATAGATGACCATCGGAATTAGCATGAACAGCTTCGGGCAATACCGCCTGTACATCCTGAGCTATGACTCCTGTCCGACGGCGCAAAACACCATCGCTATTGAATGTAATACCTTTGATGTTACTTAATTTGTCGAGAGCATTATTAATTACTTCAATATCAGACTTAAGACCAATATCCGAAGTAGATGTTATATCGCCTGTTGCGGTAATAGTCGCTGCGCTAAGCGTGCCGGTAAATGTTGGGTTAGCGCTGAGTACCATTGATCCGGTGCCAGTGACAGAGTTGGAGAGCGTGACGCCGCCATAATTAAGAGGAACGTTGAGTGTCACCGCACTCGCGGTCGCACTCATCATCGTAGACGAGCCGCCGACCGTCTGAAACAGATGAGCGCTGTTTCGATAGTAGTTTTGCGAGTCGCCTGTGCCTCCGAGGAATATATTTTGCCGCGCCGATCCGTCGTACAAAACGGTGGCGCCGCTACTAACAAGCAGGAGATTAGCGTTGTTGAATTTGTATGCCGAAGTGACATT